ATGCCGGTTCAGCCGGTGCACAGGGCCCGCAAGGCCCGCAGGGTGATGTCGGTCCCGCAGGAGCACAGGGTGCTCAAGGCGATGTTGGCCCGGCTGGTCCTCAGGGCCCGCAAGGTGATGTCGGCCCTGCTGGAGCACAGGGTCCGCAAGGTGCTCAAGGTGATGTTGGTCCCGCCGGCCCACAGGGACCGCAGGGTCCTGCAGGTACGAACGGTTTGTCGGAATATGCCTATATTTATAATCTGGATGGCCAATCCGTAGCTGTTGAAGGTGATATTCTATTCAGCACGAATGGTGTTATTGTTGGCGCAATTACTCATACTCCGGGATCTTCCACCATACAACTCGGCAGTGCAGGGGATTACGCAGTATGGTTCAATGTTGCAGGTGTTGAATCAAGCCAATTCGCACTTTATCAGCAAGGTGCTCCCGTTGCCGGTGCAATCTATGGATCGGGTGCCGGTACACAACCGAATCCAGGCATGGTTATCGTAAGTGCTCAGGCCAACGATGTTTTAACTGTAAGAAATCATTCAAGTGCTGCTGCAGTTACTTTACAGACACCATCCGGAGGGACTCAAGCAAACGCTACCGCTTCTATTCTAATTCAAAAGATAAGCGCATGAGCATGATATGCGAAAGCATAAAGTGAGCTCTCAAAGGAGCAGATAATGAGCGAAATTAATTAGGAGCCGCCGCGGACTGACTCACGATCAATCCGCGGCGGCGTGGCGGCGCAATCCACCGAAAGGTATAGATTTCAGTAAATTATACCATATATGGGGGATTGAAGCCAGTGCGAGACAGAAACGCTGAACAGTTGCTTGAAGACTGCCGGAAGGTAATCACGCGGGTCAAGCTCCTCGAGGAGCAGCTGGCCATGCAGGAAAGCATGATGGAAAGAATCACGTCGCGGCCGTCCCCCGCCCCGGTGGGCGGACAGCAGTACGACCTCGGGGATATGGTCGTCCGGCTTGAGGAGATGCAGAATGACATGGCAGACGCTGTGTGTGAAAGCGTGGCGGTTATCTGGACGGTCAACCAGCTCCTTCTCATGCTTCCCGAGCAGCAAGAGAACATCATGCGGGCCTATTACGTCCTCGGGCTGCCGACATGGCGTGCAGTCGGGCATAAAACGGGATACAGCGAAAGCCACTGCTATGAAATCCGCGCGGCGGCGCTGCGGCGCATGCAGGCGCTCCTCAACGATGGCACGGTAAGTGAGCTCGATATCTAAAGACGGTAGTTTTTCGTATCCTGCGGCATGGTATCCTGCCTCCAGATCATTTCGGGAGGCTACCATGTTTGAAATCATCCACGGCGATGCGCTGCAGGTTATAAAAACCTTTGAGGCGGGACGCTTCGATGCCATCATAACGGATCCACCGTATTCATCGGGTGGGGCCACTCTCAACGAGAAGCAAAAGTCTACCGCTGAGAAATACACGAACACGAAAGGTGCGTGCCCGTATCCGGATTTCGACGGTGACGGACGCGATCAGCGCTCTTGGACAAGCTGGATGGCTGAATGGATGCGCGAAGCGCGGCGGTGTGCAAAGCCCGGCGCTCCGATCTGCGTGTTCACGGACTGGCGGCAGCTACCGTCGACGACTGATGCACTCCAATGGGCCGGTTGGCACTGGCGCGGTCTGCTTCCGTGGGACAAGGTCAACGCACGGCCACAGAAGGGCCGTTTCCGTCAGCAAGCGGAGTTTCTCGTGTGGGGCAGCAATGGACACATGCCGATCGATCGTCCTGTACCGATCCTTCCGGGAGCATACCGGCAAGCGGCACCGCAAAAGCGCATGCACCAGACCGAGAAGCCGATGGAGCTCATGCGTGAGATCGTGCGCATCTGTGAGCCAGGCGGCTGCATACTGGATCCCTTCGTAGGCTCAGGAACCACGGTCGCGGCGGCGGTCATGGAAGGGTATTCTGCCATAGGAATCGAATCCGTGGAGTATTACGCCGTGGCAGCGCGGCGGCGGGTAGATACCCTTATGCAATGAATAATAATCGAATGTCGCATCACGAGACGCTTTCATAATCCGAGCCCAAATATCGGTAAAGCGCCTTTAATCATATACTCCATAATATTTTTTCTTTCGGATAACTAAAAAGACCTGATGGTCAGTACGATCTATCCTTCTTCATATCGCTGCTTGTTAAAAGCATAGGTTAGAAATGCACTTTACCATCAGTTCTATGATTACAATATTCGGTTTGCATTTTTAGTGTCCGCTATGTTCCTCCGCCTTTAGGGCATCTGCCTTTGTTACATGGACTGTTCCCGGGGGATGCTGGGGTGGTGCATAAATCGAGTATAACTTTAGCGGCACGTTGCTTGTATTGATCAGGTTATGCCATGTGCCTGCTGGTATAATGAACGCATATTCGCCGTTGACTCTTTTCTGTAAAGACAGGTTATCTTTCCTATCACCCATCTTTACAATTCCCTCACCTTCCTCGATTCTTATAAATTGATCAAGGTCCGGATGATTTTCTAGTCCAATATCCTCTCCAGGTTTAATGCTCATCAATGTTAATTGTAGATGATCCCCCGTCCACAATGCCGTACGAAATGTATTATTTTGTTTCGTTGCATTTTCGATATTAACTACGAACTGATATGGCCCATAATCCGTGGATTTTGAAAATTGCACGTTCACGCTTGCTCTCCTTCCCTATGTTGATACCTCATCATATGCATTGAAACCGGATGGCGTGTAATTGGATATCATGGTGAGAAACCGCTGGAGCTCATACGTGAGATCGTGCGCATCTGCGAACCAGGCGGCTGCATATTGGATCCCTTTGTCGGATCAGGAACCACGGTCGCGGCGGCGCTCATGGAAGGGTATTCTGCCATAGGAATCGAATCCGTGGAGTATTACGCCGTGGCGGCGCGGCGGCGGGTAGACACCCTTATGCAATGAAAATAATCGAATGTCTTATCACAAGAAGCTGCCTTAATAGATTAAGCGCTTATGCTTTGGTGCTACACATACGGGCAGACTTGCCATCAAGCGCATCAAAGAAAAAAAGACCCGTTTATGATTGATATAAACATACAGAGTTTAGTACAATTTAACTATTCCCGTAGAAGCTTTATAATACTATAAGACATTAAGAAGACATAAAAGGGGGCTTTTGATGAAAAGGATACTATTCATATTGCTGACCTCTTTGCTTGTCATAGCAATTGCGGCATGCGGCGTACCTACCGTGACATTGACTCCCTCTCCCTCGCCCTCAGTTACGGCGGCACCCGCCGTCGTGACGTTTGCCGATCCTGTGTTGGAGGCGATGGTGCGCGCTTCGATGTGCAAGCCGGACGGCGACATCACCGTGGCGGAGGCAGAGGCGGTGACGAGGCTGAGCCTGAACAATGAATGGCAGCGCTATATCTCCCAAGAAGCGACGATATACGATATCGACGGGCTGCAATCTTTCAGCAATCTGGAAATCCTCGACTTATCCTTTCACGCGATCACCGACATCACGCCGCTCAGCGGATTAAAAAAGCTCACCTCGCTGTCGCTGGACGGCAACCCCATCAATGACATCGCGCCGCTCGCCGAACTCACGAACCTGAAGGTGCTGACGCTCTCCGGCTGTACGGCGCAGGATTACAGCCCGCTTTCAAAGCTTGTCAACCTGAAGGTACTGATGCTTGGCAATTCGACGCTCACCGATGTATCGCCGCTCGTGCCGCTGACAAACCTTAAGCATCTGTATCTGGCCGGCAGCCCCGTAAACAATTATTCCCCGCTGTCGGATATCTACCAAAACTTAGAGCAAAAGGATTTTACCATTGCCCTCACGCTTGCCGAGCTTGGGTTTATCATGGACGACACCAACAATCAGGCGAACTATGGGGACGTTCAGCGCGACGGGTTGAGCGTGAAAATCAACCACGCCGAGTGGGGCGCTCCGCAGTTTGAAGATATGACGAAATGCGTAAGAATGGACTTCATGCTGGATAGCGGGTATATCTTGGTCGTCTTGTACTATCCGGAAATAAACGCCTATGTCTTTCAAATGAACATCAATGGTGAACAGATGAACTACATCTACAACGCAGCGGACGGTACAGTCATGGTGGATTCCAACAGCAGGGAACGCTTTGAGCGGATGATAACGGAGGCGCTGGGCGTAACGGGCGAAACGGACGCGCTGCTTGCGCCCATCCCCGTTTTTGACGACGCGATCAGGGAAACCTTCGGCATGACCGCCGACGCGCTCTACGCGCTGCCGTTTGAACAGACAGCGGCGCAGCCGGAGCAAACGACCGCGATATATGCACCGCCGTACGAGCAGCTGGGATTCACCGCAGACACAGCCAAAGCTGTCTACATATATGAGCAGCATGAGCCACACTATATGCGCATTGCCATTCACAGGCCGGAATGGGGTGAGAACCCCGATGGCTTTAATATCATGTTTCATGACGCTGACATAAACGGTTATAACCTCGTAATTATGTATTTCGCCAACGATGGAAGATACAACTTTCGCCTGGATAAGGACGGGGTGGAGTGCTCCTACGATTACTACACCGCGCCTGACCAATATGGCTGGGAATACCCTGACATTGCCACCGTAATCCAGATGTTCGGCGACGCTTTTAATACACAAGGTAAAGAAACGTATCTTAAGGCGCTGCCCTACTTTGAGCAGGTGGTTCAGGAACGTTTCGGCATGAGCGTCGACGAGCTTTACGCACTACCGATGGCATAATCCGTAGTCCATCGTAGTTCAAACCATGATAATATGATACCGTTGAAAACCGAGGGCCAATAGAGGCCGAGCGTTATTAGAGGAAGGAAGCTACATTAGGGAGCTTCCTTCCTCGCTTTTGTGCTGCCCGTAGGAAGGACGATATGTTAAAGAAGATCTGCCCGGGCTGCGGCGCGCTCATGGATTACGGCCGGACACGCTGCCCGAAGTGCGCACAGCGCCGGAGTTATACAGATCCGAAGATACTCAAGTTCTACCGTTCAAAGGAATGGAAGACGCTCCGAGCATATATCCTCCAGCGCGACGGTTACCGCTGCACCTGCGGCGCGATCGCCGAGGATGTTGACCATATCATCCCGCTCGACACGCCCGAAGGCTGGGCGCGCCGGCTGGATCCAGACAACTGCCGCGCTTTGTGCGTCCCGTGCCACAACAAAAAGCACGGACGCTTCGGGGGTGGGGTGGGTCAAAAAAGTACAAAGCAAGACTAAGCGACAACGCAGGCCCTCTGCAGCGTAGAAAAAATTCCCCGATCAAATTCGAAAGGAGGCCGCCAAATGCCGACCAACGTCGTGAATCTTGACAACATGCGCAAGCATATGACCAACGCCGAAAAGTCGGCACGAAATCTAGCAGAAAACCAAATCCAACGCAACGGAAAAGTCAACCTCAGAGAACCAAAAAACGTGAAGGAAGACCCCGCTGCACACGCTCATTGGATGGAGATAAAACGCAAATTAATGGGCATAAATCTGCTGGATGACGTAGATAGCGATATGCTCGGCATCTATTGCCAGCTACTTGTGCGCCGGGATCTCCTTCAAAAGATGCTGAGAGGTGAAAGCGAGGAAGGTCTTAAGGTGGTACGGGGAGATCTGCTGACTGCCCTGCAGGCACAGGAAAGGCTTGTCGCTCAATACGCCGAGAAGCTGGGCCTCACGCCGGGGGGCCGGGCGCGGCTCGCGAAGCGGGAGGCGGAAAAGCCGAAGGAGAATAAGTTCTCCAAGTTTCAAAAATGATTGACCGAGCGACCGAGTATGCGATTGCCTGCGTGCGGGACGAGCTGCCGGTTGGTAAAATGGGGCGGCTGCACAAACTCGCATGCCAGCGCCACCTCGATAACCTCGACCGCCTTTCATCGCCGGCGTTTCCATATGACTGGAAGCCGGAGCTTTCGGAGCGGATCCTCGAATATGCCGAATCCCTGACGATCGCCGAAGGCATGGAACCGCGGCCGGTGTGCCTCCACAGTTTTCAGACGTTCGATCTCGGCGTTCCCTTCGGATGGGTCCGGAAGGACAACGGGTACCGCCGCTTCCGGCGCAGCTACAAAAGCATGGCGCGCCAGAACGGCAAAACGTTTCAGAACGGCATCACCGGCAGTTACATCGCAGGGTTCTCCGGATATCAACACGGCCGTCTTTTCACGGCAGCGACCAAGAAGCGTCAGTCGAAGCTGGCCTGGGATGAGATCGCGAAGTTCATCCGGGCGGATCCGGATCTGTCCGAGCTTTTTAAGATTCAGGACTATATCGCGCTGATCACGGCTCTGCAGACAAACTGCACGATCGAGGCCCTTTCAAAGGAAAGCGGCCTGGATGACGGTTTTCGCAGCATCTTCAGCTCCATCGACGAAATACACCAGCACCGGGACAACTCGATCTATAAGGCGCTGTACAACGGTACCCGCTCGCTGCCCGAGACGCTGGCCAGCATGATCACCACCCGCGGCTTCGACCTGAACAGCTTTTGTAAGGAAATGGACGATTACTGCGTCCATATCCTTGAAGGCACCGCAACCGCGGAGGATTTCTTCGTCGACATCTACTGCCTCGATGAAGAGGACGACTGGTTTGACCCTGCCAATTACATCAAGTCAAACCCGCATATCGCTTCGACGCCGGAAGGCCTTGAAATCCTGATCCGCGACGCGCAGACCGCGCGGGACCAGGGCGGCAGCGAGCTGCGCGATTTTGTCACCAAAGCGCTGAACCTGTGGTTCCAGTCCTCGGATGAATCGTTTGTGATCGACAGCGAGTGGAAGGCCTGCGCGACGCGGCGGACGCTGGAGGCGTTCCGCGGCGAGCCGTGCACGGTTGGCCTCGACCTTTCGCACGGCGGCGACCTGACCACGCTGGCGTTCGAGTTCGAACAGCGACGCGAGGAGCGCGTGAAGTATTACCTGTATTCCCATTCCTTCATGCCGCGGGCACGCCTGAAGGAGCATATCAAGACGGATACCGCCCCATATGACGATTGGGAACGCCGGCAGCTGATCACGGTGACCGGCGGAACAGGCGATTACAAAAACGACTACCATTTCATCGTCAATCACCTGGTTGACTTGCGGGATCAATATGACCTGAAGTTTAAGGCGATCGGATACGATCCGCACAACGCCGATGTGTTCCTCGCGGATCTGTCGGAGTTCGGCTGCCCGCTGATCGAGATCCGGCAGTCTGCGCGCGCGCTGAACGACGGTACCGATCATCTCCGGCTTTCCGTCCGCTCCGGAGAAGTCGAATACGACGAGCAGAACGAGCTTTTAACATGGTCAATGCTCAACTCGAAGATCGTCCGGAATTCCTTCGGCGAAATGAAGATCGACAAGGAACCGAACGCGCGATATAGGCGCATCGACCCCGCGGACGCCGCTATCGACGCGCACATCGCGGGAATGAAGGTTGGATCCGAAACCTACGTCAACTATGAGGACGAAATGAAGAAATACCTTGAAAGGATGATGGGTAATAAGCATGCCGAATAAGATGCTCGATAAGGCGATGGCACGCTTGGGATATGTGCGCCCTTCGGCATCCACCGAGGGGGTCACCACGGTTACCATCGATCAGCTCATCGACCTGCTCAACACGGGCAAAGCAAAGGGAAAGAGCGGCGCGCTTTCGGAAATCACCTACTATTCCTGTCTGAAAATCCTTTCGGAAGCCATCGGGAAACTGCCGTATAAGCTCCTCCAGCGCAAGCCCGACGGCGGGATTGTTGAGGCGCGGGACCGGCCGCTGTATCGAATCCTTCGGTATCAGCCGAACCCGTATATGACGGCGACGCACTTCTGGTCGACGGTTGAGCTGTGCCGGAACCATTTCGGCAACGCATATGTCATGATCCGCGGCGCCGGGAGTAACATGTCCTTGTGGTGCCTCGATCCAAGCAGGATGAGGGTCTGGTGGGATGACGCGAAGATACTCGCCGACGCGCCCATGCTTTGGTACATCTACACGGACGAAAAAGGCAAGCAGCACATCCTCCGATATGATGAGGTTCTCCACTTCAAAACGTCAATGTCGCTGGACGGCGGCGTCACCGGCCTGCCGGTTCGGGACATCCTGTCTCTCACTGTGCAAAGCAACATCACCGCGCAGCGCACGCTCGATAAGCTATATGAAAACGGCTTCGTGGCAAAGGCCGTTGTGCAGTATACCGGAAACCTGAACAAAGATCTCGAAAAGCAGTTCGTCAAGCTTCTCGACGAATATGCCCAGGGCAAGGTGGAAGAATCCCCGAACTTCATCCCCATCCCGATCGGGACGTCCATCACCCCGCTGAACATAAAGCTGACCGACGCGCAGTTTATTGAGATCCGCCGGTACAGCGCGCTGCAGATCGCCGGCGCGTTCGGCATCAAGCCGGTCCAGATCAACGACTACGAAAAATCGAGCTACGCAGCTTCTGACCAGCAAAACCTCGCTTTTTACGTGGATACGCTGCTGTATGCCCTGAAGCAGTACGAGGAGGAAACGGCGAACAAGCTCCTTCACGATGGCGATATCGCCGTCGGGCTTACGCCCAAGTTCAACGTTCAGGCAATCCTGCGCGCCGATTCAAAGACGCAGCTCGAGAATCTGACAAAAGCGGTGCAGAACACCGTGCTCACGCCGAACGAAGCGCGCGCTGAGCTTGACCGGCCGGCGAAGCCGGGCGGTGATCGCCTTATGGTGAACGGAGGATACGTCCCGGTAGAAATGGCCGGGCAGCTATACAACAAAGGAGGCAGCAATGGCTAAATTCTTTTATGAAGTCAAGGCCGCGGCGGATAAGATCCGCATAGACATCTATGGCGACATCGTCGCCGATGCTTTCTGGAAGTGGAGCGAGGACGACAAATGCCCCAGCGACATCGTCAGCGCGCTGAGGGATAACCCGACCGCCCCGGTCGAGGTCCATATCAATTCGGGCGGCGGCGACGCCTTCTCCGGAGAGGCTATTTACAACATCCTCAAAATGCATGCCGCAAAAAAGACCGTCTACGTGGACGGTCTTGCCGCGTCGAGCGCTTCCTACATCGCCATGGCCGGCGACGAGATCTATATCCCCAAAACCGCGCACCTCATGGTTCACAAGCCGTGGACGACCGCGCGCATGGCCAACGCGAACGATTTGCGCAAAGCGGCGGATATGCTTGACTCCGTGCAGAGCGCCATGGTTGCGGCATATATGAGCCGCGCGGCTGAGAGCATCGAGGAATCTGCCATGATCGCGCTCGTCGACGCCGAAACGTGGATGACCGGCGATGTTGCGGCGAAATACTTCAAGGTCATCACGACCGATATGGCCGCGGCCGCCTGTGCCAGTGACCTCTTCGACCGTTACAGCCATGTCCCCGATGATCTCAAGGCGCAGGCGGCACCGCCGCCCGCGTCGCCCGAAACGGATCCGCCGAAAGACGGAGCCGAACCTGAACCGCCTGCGTCCGACGAGGAAATGACCGTCGGTGACGAGCTCGCTCTGGTGAGCTCATTTTTATTTACCATGAGGAATAGAGAGGAGAATAACACCCATGACCAAGAAAATGCGTGAAATCCTTAGCAAAATCGATAAACTGCGCGCGGACGCCATCCAGCTTTTCGAGGATGGCAAGGGTAAAGAAGCGCGCGCGAAGCTCGCCGAGATCAAGGATCTGCAGGCGGATTTCGATACCGCAAAGGAGCTCGACGACCTCGAGCACCAGCACGCGGCCGACGACGCCGCCAACAGCAAGGGCCAGAAAGACAGCAAACCCAACGGCTTTGCGATCATGGCCAAGCTCCTGCGCAAGGAGAGGCTCAACGAAGCTGAGGCGGCAACCCTCATCACATCGACGGACCCGGAAACCAACACGGAAAATTACCTGGTACCCGAGGACGTGGATTATGCGATTCGCGAGATGCGCAAATCCTATCCCGAGGCCAGGGACGTTGTCACGGTCATTCCGACCGCGACCATGAGCGGCAGCTTTAACTTCGAGACCAATGACGACGGAGAGCTTGCAGATTTCACGGACGGCAACAGCGTCCCGGAATCGGAAAAGCCTGTTTTCGTCAGGAAGTCCTGGCAGATTGCGCTGAAGGGCGCGCTGATCTACATTTCCAACATCCTGCAGGGCGTTGAAAAAGGTGGGCTTATGGCTTACCTGAATCGCTGGTTCGTTCGCAAGGCCGTCCGCACCGAGAACAAGAAGATCTTCACGGTGCTCAGGACCGGGAAAACGCCCATCTACATCAAGGGCTGGCAGCAGCTCAAGCGCTCCATCAACCTCGATCTGGATGAAACGGCTCTGGTCGACGGCGTAATCGTCACCAACCAGACGGGCTGGGATATCCTCGACAGCGCGGTCGACGGGATCGGTAGGCCCATCCTTCAGACAGATCCTTCCAACAGCACGCGCAAGTTGTTCCAAAACCTGCCCGTGCGCGTGTTCCCCAATAAGCAGCTGCCCAACGTTTCCGGGCGCGCGCCGGTCTTCTATGGTTCCCTCAAGGCGGCGTGCTACTTCATCGACCTGCTGGGCTACCAGTTCGCCGTGAGCGAGCACTTCAAGTTTGACAAAGCTGCCACGACGCTTCGCGTCATCGAGGGCTTTGACTGCATCCAAGCGGATGAGGGCGCGTACAACTACGGCCTCATGATCCCCGACATGGGCACCGGCGTGCTCGCGATCCTCGATGTGATCTCCGCCGCCGGCGCGACGACTGGAAAAACCGTGCTCAGCGCCGCGCCTGCCTGCCCGGATGGGTATACGGCGAAGTATAAGATCAGCGCCGGCCTCACGGTACCCGAGTACGGCACGGTCATAAGCTCCGGCTACACCGCGCTCAGCACGGCCGAGATCGCGGCGACCGCGGGTCATATCGCCGTCGTGGTCTACCTCAACAACGAGAATAAGGTCATGGCGGCCGGCTCGGCGACGGTGGTCGTTAAAGAGGAGTAATGCCGCATGATACTGACGCTCGAAGAGGCAAAAGAACACTGCCATGTTGATCATGATAAAGACGATGCGTACATTACCAGCTTGATCAACATGGCGGGCATCTACCTCCGAGGGGCGATAGGTACGGGATTGGATGAGACTGACGAGCGGGCGAGGGAACTCGCCCGCTTGTGCGTGGCCGACTGCTATGACAATCGCTCAACGCAGGGAGCGAAGGCAGAAGGCACCATGCGGCAGCTCGTCGCTGATTTCATGCTCCAACTCCGTCTCGGGGGGTGAGCGAATGCATGCCGGTGAATTCAACAAGCTCGTAACGGCGCTCGACTATGCGGACAATGCTTGGGAGGAAAGCAGAACCCTGTGGGTGAGCGTCGAATACGTATCCAAGGTTATCTTTTCTCCTCTCGCAGCCGGGGCGCAGGGCTACAAGGTGACGGCGCGGCGATATGCCGAGCCGACGCAGCACCAGGCGCTCCGGATCGACGGGAACCACTGCATGATCACGGCCGTGCGCCGACAGCTCATGTATGTGGAGATGGACGTCGCCATTATCGTACCGAAGCAGCTGACGCTTCGCCGGCAGAATGCCGACGTCGGACCGTTTTACGGCGCGCTCGCAGAGCGGTTTGTGTCGTGGACACAGCAGACGCCGGGCGCGAAAAGCGAAACGGGCATGCTGCTCGTCACGCCCAAAGCGGTCACGCTCCGCGCGGGCGACATCGTCGTGGGCGCCGCCGGGCGCTTCAGCGTCCGGGAATGCCATGTTGCGGACGATTATCACAACGATTACGAGATCATCAAGGTGGGTGACGCGTAATGCAGAGCGTAGACTACCGGGCGCTGAAAAAGCTCGACGAGCAAATGACGGCTGCTCTAAAAAAAGCGCCCGCTATGCGCAGGGAACTGCATGAACGCCTCGCGCATGAAATCCAGAACGATGTGCGCGGGCACATCAGCAAAACGACGGAAACCCACTCGGGCAACCTGCAAAGTTGGCAAGAAAAATACGTTGGCTCAGAAGGCGGATACGCCGCGGTGCGCGCTTCAGACGAAAGCACCGGCGACCAAAGCCCGGGAGCAATCACGAACTATGTAAACAGCGGCCATAAGATCCGGACACCGAGCGGATCGGACCCGAACTACCGCCCACGCATAAACGTTTCGTTCGTCAACGGTGCTCACTTTTATGAGGAAGCGCGAGCGACCGTTGAAAAAACGGCTGTTATGGTCGCGGAGGATTTTCTTGGGGATCTCGCAAAGACATTGGAGGGCAAATGATCACGCCGGAGACAATCGTTCAGACCATGAAAACGCTGCTGCGCGCGGCG